ACGCGCGATTTCCAACGCACCGGCATAGTCCCCGGCATCGATACGCCACAGCATCACGTACATCAGGACGTCATCCTGCTGCGCACCGTCAGCCTCCAGCACACCGTCCGCCCAGGCGGAATATTTCGGCAGCAGTTCCACCTTGATCGCCGCCTTTTTCACCGTGGACTGGATGCCCTTGAGACGGCGGCGATCTTCGGCCAGCTGGAGCAGCATCAGGTCATAACCCGACGCATGGCGAACACTGCCGCCCTCGCGGGCGGCCTGCTCGGCCTGAATACGCAGGCGGTGCTGCCGTGCGGGACTCAGGCTCATGTGTTACTCCCCGGCGTCCGGTGCGGCTGGCGCGCTGAAATCACCGATTTCGATGTTTTCCACCAGGGCTGCGCAGCGGTAGTCTTCGACCACATAGGCCTCGTTCACGGATTCGAAGTTTTCGATGCGGTCACGTTTCGGGTTGTCGATAACCGAGCGGCGGCGGGTCTCTTCCTGCCAGTAGATGGACAGGTTATCCAGGCGGGTGATCAGCACGGCGTTCGCCGGGAAATACGGCGCGCGCACGGCCTGCAGGCCGCCCATGCGTTTCTGGCTGATGATCAGATCGGCGGCGATTTTCTCGCTGTTCTCCTGCTCTTTGTTGACCAGCGGGAAATACTTGTCGGACAGCAGTTCACGGCCACAGACCACAACCAGCTCGTCATCATCCTGGAAAATCGGATCGATAAGCTCGTTGACCGCATCCATCACCAGTGCGTCGAGGTTGGCGTACAGACCGCCCTTCCCGACTTTCACCGGTTCGATGGTCACAGTGCCATCTTCTGCCGTTTTAGTGCCCAGCACGTTATCCGGCGCGTCTTCGCGGATTTTCTGCAGCCAGCCCTTGTTCACGTCCTGCAGCAGTACGTTCTCGCCACGGTTGGAGGTTTTGGCGCGCTTCACACCGTTAAAGCCAATCATGATGCGGTCCAGCGCCTGGCGTTTGACGATGGCGTTGCGGATACGCACCTGGAAGTCCTGGAACTTGGCCCACAGGTCCAGCTTCGCGTAGGTCAGCACCGTGTCGAAGTTGGTCTGCTCGCACTTGTATTCCACGTCAGCCATAAGCGTCGGGTCGGTCGGCTCGCGCTCTTTGGTGGTGGTGTCTGTCGTTCCGGCAATGGTGCTGCCGACGCCCAGCCCCAGCAGCTGGCCGGACTGTTCAGCCACACCCATCACGTTGATTAGCGTCAGAAACGCGGCTGACTGCTGAATTTCATCTTCCAGCGTCTGCGATACCGACGGCTCGACGGTGAACTTGCTGGCAAGTTCGGTCACGGCCACACCGTTCAGGCGCGCCAGCTGCTGCAGGTAGGCGTTAAAGGCAAAGCGGGTTTTCTGTTTCATGTGTTGGTTTGCTCCTCAGCAATTGGTCACGGTGCCTGTCGGGGCGTCACCGCCCGGCGCGCGCTGACGGTAGTCCCTGCGGCTGTCTTCGCGGTTGAGTTTCTGCTCAAGTTCGGCAAAAGCGGTCTGGTGCTCCTGCAGGGAGGATTCCAGCGCGGACAGACGTTCGCCGTTTTCGGTCAGGGTTTTGGCGGTGCGTTCGCTCAGGTTCTGCTGCTCTGTGGCGACCAGCTCCACGGCCTGATGCACGTCAGAGAATCGCGCATCGTCGGTCTGCTCTTTTTTGGTGAACAGCGCGGTGACGCGGGCAAACAGGGAGGGCTTGTCGTCCTGGACTTCTTCCAGCTCAATAAGGGTTTCTTCGGCTGCAGAAAACAGGTTGTCCGGTTTCTGCTTGCGGTTCGCCAGTGGGTTGTGGGCAGCACTGGCGCTGAACGCCAGCATCTCGGTGCCGAGGCTCGCCGGATCATCGGTTGCGGCAAGTCCCACAAGATAGGCTTTGCCGGTGTCGGCAAATTTGGGGCTGACCTCCATGGAGGTGAACAGCTTCTGGCCTTTTTTGACCAGTTCCACCAGTGAGGTGGTCGGCTCCACGTCGGCGTACAGCGCCATTTTTCCGGCCAGCGGTCCGTCCTTGATTTCTTCGGCAACCAGCGCCGTCACTTGGCCGTAGCGGTTAAAGGCGCTGTCCGGGGAGTAAGACTTGATGTGCTCAAGGTTAATCAGCGCGGTATAGACCGTCGGGTTGTAACTGGCCGCCATCTGTTCCAGCCATTCGCGCTGGATTTCGCGTCCGTCGGTGGTGGCACCTTCCACCCCGATGCGGAAACGCTTTGCTTTCACTGTCATAAGCCGTGCTCCGTTAGAAAACTGTCTGGAGCCTTATGGTTGCGGGGATGGGGGGAGTGAGACAACGCGCGGCGCTTGTGCCTTTCGCCATACAAAACGAAGCCGGAGAAAGCCGTCAGTCAAGGCCGTAGGCTTGTACCATGGATATGACACTGACCCCCGCAGACCTCGATCCCCGTCGGCAGGCCATGCTGCTGTACTTTCAGGGATACCGCGTAGCCCGCATTGCTGAAATGCTGGGCGAGAAAGTTGCAACCGTTCACAGCTGGAAGAAGCGCGACAAATGGGGCGAGTACGGGCCGCTGGATCAGATGCAGCTCACCACCGCCGCGCGCTACTGCCAGCTCATCATGAAGGAGCAGAAAGAAGGGAAAGACTTCAAGGAAATTGACCTGCTGGCGCGCCAGTCCGAGCGTCACGCCCGGATCGGCAAATTCAACGACGGCGGCAATGAGGCCGACCTGAACCCAAACGTCGCCAACCGCAACAAAGGCCCGCGTAAACAGCCAGAAAAGAACCTGTTTACCGACGAGCAGATCGAGAAGCTGCAGGAGGTATTCCACGACTCGATGTTTGCCTACCAGCGCCACTGGTGGGAGGCAGGCAACCGGCACCGCATCCGCAACCTTCTCAAATCGCGCCAGATTGGGGCGACCTTTTTCTTTGCCCGCGAGGCGCTGATTGACGCCATCACCACCGGGCGCAACCAGGTTTTCCTGTCCGCCAGCAAGGCGCAGGCGCACGTCTTCAAGCAGTACATCATCGACTTTGCCAAAGAGGTCGATGTGGAGCTGAAAGGCGACCCGATGACGCTCAGCAACGGCGCGTGCCTGTACTTCCTCGGCACCAACGCCCGCACGGCGCAGAGCTACCACGGCAACCTGTATCTGGATGAATATTTCTGGATCCCGAAATTCCAGGAGCTGCGCAAGGTCGCCTCCGGGATGGCCATCCACAAAAAATGGCGACAAACCTACTTCTCCACGCCCTCCAGCCTGACCCACAGCGCGTATCCGTTCTGGTCCGGCGCGCTGTTCAACCGGGGCCGCGCCAGAGCGGACAAGGTAGATATTGACCTGACCCACGCCAGCCTGGCTCCCGGCCTGCTTTGCCCGGACGGGCAGTATCGCCAGATAGTCACCGTGGAAGACGCGGTGCGCGGCGGCTGTAACCTGTTCGACATTGACCAGTTGCGCATGGAGTACAGCCCGGACGAATATCAGAACCTGCTGATGTGCGAGTTTATCGACGATCTGGCGTCCGTGTTTCCACTCAGCGAGCTGCAGGCCTGCATGGTGGACAGCTGGGAAGTCTGGTCCGATTTTCACGCCCTGGCGCTGCGCCCGTTTGGCTGGCGCGAAGTGTGGATCGGCTACGACCCGGCGAAAGGCACGCAGAACGGCGACAGCGCAGGTTGCGTGGTCATGGCTCCGCCCACGGTGCCGGGCGGCAAGTTCCGCATTCTGGAGCGTCACCAGTGGCGCGGGATGGACTTCCGTGCCCAAGCCGACGCCATCAAAAAGCTGACGCAGCAATATAACGTGACCTATATCGGCATCGACTCCACCGGCGTCGGCCACGGCGTGTACGAGAATGTGAAGGCGTTCTTCCCTGCCGTGCGCGAGTTTGTCTACAACCCCAACGTCAAAAACGCCCTGGTGCTCAAAGCGTACGACATTATCAGCCACCGCCGTCTGGAGTTCGACGCCGGGCACACCGACATCGCGCAGTCATTCATGGCAATCCGCCGCGCCACCACCGCCAGCGGCAATCGCCCGACCTACGAAGCCAGTCGCAGCGAAGAAGCCAGCCATGCAGACCTGGCCTGGGCGACGATGCACGCACTGTTTAACGAACCGCTGCAGGGCGAATCCGCCAATACCAGCAATATTGTGGAGATTTTTTGATGGGCAAAAGTAAGAAAAACCGCGCTGCAGGCGCGGATAGCGTTCAGCACAGCGGCGCGAGAACGGCAGAAGCGTTCAGCTTTGGCGACCCGATCCCGGTACTGGACCGCCGTGAGCTGCTGGATTACGTGGAATGCGTGCAGATGGACCGCTGGTATGAGCCGCCGGTTAGCTTTGACGGGCTGGCGCGCACCTTTCGCGCTGCCGTGCATCACAGCTCACCGATTGCCGTAAAACGCAACATTCTGACCAGCACCTTTATCCCGCATCCGCTTTTGAGCCAGCAGGCATTCAGCCGGTTCGTGCAGGATTATCTGGTATTCGGTAACGCCTATCTGGAGAAGCGTACCAACCGGCTCGGCGGGATTCTGTCGCTGGAGCCGTCGCTGGCGAAATACACCCGGCGCGGCGTGGATCTGGATACGTACTGGTTTGTGCAATACGGCATGACCACGCAGCCGTATGAGTTCACTAAAGGCAGCATCTTTCACCTGATGGAGCCGGATCTGAATCAGGAGATTTACGGCCTGCCGGAGTACCTCTCCGCCATCCCTTCTGCTCTGCTCAACGAGTCCGCCACGCTGTTCCGCCGTAAGTATTATATCAACGGCAGTCACGCGGGGTTCATCATGTACATGACCGACGCCGCGCAGAACCAGGAGGACGTGAACAATATCCGCCAGGCTATGAAAAGCGCCAAAGGACCCGGCAATTTCCGCAACCTGTTTATGTACTCTCCGAACGGTAAAAAGGACGGGATTCAGATCATCCCGTTGTCAGAGGTCGCGGCAAAGGATGAGTTTCTGAATATCAAGAACGTGAGCCGCGATGACATGATGGCAGCGCACCGCGTTCCGCCGCAGATGATGGGGATCATGCCGAGTAATGTTGGGGGGTTTGGGGATGTGGAAAAGGCGAGTAAAGTGTTCGTACGAAACGAACTAATACCTTTACAAAAAAGGATGCAGGAATTAAATAATTGGCTTGAAGATGATACATTACAATTCAAACCATATGAATTTTAACCAAAACGTCAACCCTAGCGCTCCTAAATTAGGGTTGATCGTTAGCTCTTTAATACTAAATTATAATGCTCACTAATATTTTTAATAACATCAAAGATATAACCAAATGCTTTGAAATCTATTTTTCTTTTTTTATCCCTAACAATTTTCACGGAAAAAACATGCTTCCCATATTCAGTTTTTGAGTCTCCATCATTATTTTTATTGAATTTCTTACCATCAAGCTCAATGTCTAAAACATCTTTAGGGAAAAGGTCTTCCATTGAGGTTTGCTGACCTGATGCAGTCAATGGTGTAAGAACTATATACAAATTCAAGAAAACATGGATATATTTCATTTTTCTCATTACATCCACGTCATCTGGGCAACTTTTAACTTTATTACGAAGGAAGTTTAGTAAATCGCCTGGCCCTGTATCATTATCAAGAACCATAATCACTGGCTGTTTTGGAACAGAGCCATAATAAGAAGCATAATGTTCTCTATAACGCTCAACAAACTTTTTCAAATCTGCCGTCCCTCCCGAAAGACTCAAGAAATAATTTGTTTTATCATTCGATTTAAATATATTAAGATCAATTTCTTTTATTTTACTATCTGATCTTTCTCTAAATAACTCAGGGTAAGATACACCCAAGGAATTTAAAGCTGACTTCAAATATACCCTATCTGTCTTTCCTTCAGTAATTATCGTAGGACAGGAGTTACCATGAAAAAATTTATAATAAAGGATTTTACTATATGCTTTTTCTCGGGCATTCAATTTCAATTTAAATCCATGTAAGGATGCAGGAGCCAATGCATACTTATCAGGTTGCTTACTCAGTTTTTTCTTTATATTATTAAATTTATCAATTTGGTCAATAAAGCCGAACATCCCCTCTAGCTTATCTAAGCTTCCTGGTACTAAATCACCGTTTTCATCCGGCACTTTATATTCACCAGTACTATACAAAGTATGCGCTAACGCTCGAGTTTTTTTAGAGTAACGTCTATCAACATTAACAATTCTGTTAACTGTAAGGCCCGTTACTTCTTGCCTTGATGTCTTAAACGCAAGTCTAGTCTTTGAATCATTTATTTCAAAACCAGCTCTTTTTATTTCTTTCACCAAAACCTTTCCTAGAACAACCCCTTCAGGTTGTACTGCGGCCATCTCTGCAGGAAATATGGTTTTATTTGTGGAAATTGTTATATCATCAGCATACCTGCTATAAGCACAACCATGTTCTTTTGCCAGTTTAGCTAATCTCATATCCATTATATTGCAAATTAGATTTGATATTACAGGCGAACACGGACTCCCTTGAGGCAGGGTTCTATTATAACATGCAGCTTTTGCAAGTGTCGTTGCTACTATAGGATTTAATAAAAAATCCCGATTGGAAAGGAAATACCCTCTAACACGTCCAAAATTAAAACTTTCGAAAAAATCCTTGAGATCTATATTTAATACTATTTGTTTACCTCTATGCTTGTAAGCATTTAGTATAATTGACTTATTCCTCTCAAAACCAAAGGAATAATTATTACTAATTCTCCTTGCAGTGAATATTTCATCTCTACAATCAGAAAGTAAATCACAAATTCGGCGCTGAATATCTTTTAGCCGTTCTGTCGGAGCGGAAATAATCCTTACTCCCTTTCCTTTCTTCGGCACTGGAAATTGTGTGTATTGATTATCTGAGCCGATTCTATATAAGACGTTAGTTAAAAATACCAACTTAACATCTAAAATTTTGGCCAAGTCTTCACGTGAAGTTGCAGCCCTAAGTGCGCCAAGTTTAGAGGTTTTTGTCATTTCTTCTTCGTCCAGGAGGAAAAAAGGTCATGAGAAAACGCATGTAGGCACTCCTTCGCACAGCATATTGGCCGTATAGCGATGAATCAAGGATTTCAGGGAGGCGATTCCTCCTGCCATTAAGGTCACTGGTTGCGATTCACAACCAACAAATCTGCCTACATGCGCATCTAGGAACGTATCACTTCAACTTTATGAATTCCAGAAGTATTTCATCTTTTATAGGTAATTACGCGCGCTCGTATCCCCGCCACGCCTGCCCGCTTTGTGTAGTGGTTTTCATGCAGGCGCATGACGGGCCGAAAAGCGCGCCAGTTCTGGCGGCCCCGACCCATTGCGATCCTTTTTGGATCATGCGAATCCATGCACCATAGACATGCACTGTGTTCTCAAACTGCAGGATGCCATATGAGAGGGAGTTTCCCATGGTGCGGAATCACTAATGCGTACTCTCATCCTGCCCTACTCCATAATCATTCATCCTGGTAACCAGATCGCTTGTCAGCTCCGACAGCCACGAAATCGCAACCTCCTTGTCGTCATCGCTACAATCTGAGCTGGCAACCAGCCGGGCCATAAGTTCTATCCGCTGCAGTGCAAGTGACTCCATGAACAAATCGTTCACAACTCCCTACCAATATTACTGTTTATATATACAGTACATCATATGATTTTAAAGCTGAAATAGTTTTTTACTCAGCTAACTCTTTGATTAATAGATATGCCATTTCTCTGAGCTGTCAGTACCATTCACGCCATTTGTCATCCTCCTGTAGGCGCTTGTTCCGGTAGAACAGGCGCAGCCCGGCTCCAGATGGCAGGCTGCCGCCACGCAGAAGCAGATCCACTTCCGTTTCACTGGCATCAAAGCCTCTGGACCTCAGCTCCGCATCGAGCTGTAGGCGCTGGTGATCCATAATTTCCTGTTTGTAGACTTTTCTGCGTTTCGGCTTGACCAGCCGCAGCCTTGCCGTCAGCTCGCGCAGTTCCTTTTTGCTCATGTTTTCGTAGTCCGGCAGCGCTTCAGGTTCTTCGCTGCCCGGTAGTTCGCCCCCTGTCTGGTACGTTTTTTCAACAGGGGGACAGTTATTGCCACGAGTCCAAGGGGCGCTAGCGCCCTGGTCGGCTGTCGCCTCCTGAACGTCAACGGCCTTACGAACCATTTTCCACTTCATCGCGTGCGTGCAGATCCGGCCCTCAACAATCGGGGACCAGATGCCATAGATACGGATGCCGTGATCGCCGTAGGTGCCCGGCTCGTCGTTAAGCTCGTATGCAGTTCGGATAAGATGATGTTTGCGGGGAACCAGAACGCCGCCCTGCTTCATGATGTAGGTGGCAAAGCAGCCTGCATCTGCTGCGGCCAGCACGGCATCCAGACGCTCATTTTCCAGCACAGGCGCACCGGCTTTTTTATCGCCCTGCGCTCTCGCGGCCTGCCCGGCCAGAAGACGCAGCTCGCGGTATGCCTGACGCCCCGGAATGCCGAAGAAACGGAACTGCTGGACGCGGTGAAGTGATGCCCAGGCACTAACGTGCTCGGCATTGTCGCGCAGTGATTTGCCGGTTTCCTTGCTGATCTCTTTTGCCAGTCCGCGCCCGTCGATGTTCTTGCTGATGTATTTGGCGATGTAGCTAGTCGGCGTGCCTTTGCGCGGGTTGATGAGTTCAGACTTAAAGCGCGGGCCGGTGTTGTTGCCCAGCTCGGCGCGGTCTTCACGAATGGCAAATTTACGCAGCAGCGCAGTGAGCGTGCGGCGGTCTTTTTTGCGCATGAAGCACAGCAGATGCCAGTGCACGGTGCCGTCGTGATGCGGCTCAGCAACGCGCACCCCATACCAGCGCAGCCCGACTTTGTGCAGAGCCTTGCGGAATGCGGCGAAGGTATCAACCAGGTAGTCACTGCTCTGCCGGACCGTTTCGCTGGTCCACTTCGGATTGGGCCTGCCGTTGTTGAGCGTGGCGTGGAAGCGTGACGGGCAGGTAATGGTATAAAACACGGCACAGTCGCCGCGCATTTCGGCGATCAGCTCCAGCCCTTTCACACAGGCCATCATTTCATTGCGACGGTGCGTCGGGTTGCTGCTGCTGGCGTTCACCACGTCTTCCATATCCAGCGTGTCACCGTCGGCATTCACCAGTTCGTGCGACTGGAAAAACTCCAACGATTTTCGGCGCTGCTCGCGTTTGTGGATCAGGGCTTCATAGCTGACGTACGGGGACGCTTTCTTGTTAACCAGGCAAACAGCACGCAGCTGTTCCTCCCGCCACTCGCAGCGCATCTGCCACAGCTTGCGATACCACCAGTCTGCACACAGCATCCGCGCCAGCGAACCCGGAATAAGGTCATAGGGCACGGGCTTGCGACGGCGTTTCTTGCGGCGCAACTGTTCAAAGGCAGGCGGAATCACATCAAGACGCATAGCTTCTGCCGCTACCTTTTCCCATGACTGGCGGATTTGCTCAGGCTTCACGTCATCCGTTACAAACAGATCGCTGCAGGCCGCATCGAGACACATACTCATATGCGCCGCAACCAGAGTGGACAAGCGTTTAACCTGCTCCTGATTCATTTCCGGCAGAACCAGTAGCCCCTCCAGCCCTTCATGACTCGCCATAAATCGGAACGAGGCAGACACCTGACTTTCACGCACACGATCCAGCCGCTCAAGACACGGCCTAATGGTTTCGCGCAGATAGCGGGAATATGCTTTCGGCCTTCCCAGCCCCTGGAAGAACTTAATCCTTTCCAGCAGAGGTTTACTGACGTGGGCGGGTTCGGCGCTAACGTTGGCAAGAATGATCAGATCAGGATTAAAACGCTGCTGCTCACGGGCCATTTTGGCGCGGCTGATGAGCTGATCCTGTTCCAGTTCGCGCTGGACAGGATCGCGAGATTCATTGAAGAAATAGCGTTCCCAGACCTCATCACTCAGCGCCTCACGGCGCAACTGCTCCTGCTCGTTGTCCGTACCGTAGAGAGAGATCAGGTTTGAAAGCGCGGACACCGGCGCAACTTCCGCCGGGTCCAGATAGGGGTTAACTGCTTTTTTAGGTAAGGTCCATGGATATTCCACGGCAGCATTACCTCCGCTGCCGAGGGCTAAAGATACATGCGGTGCGACAAGACGGCCTGAACTGATATCCGTCACTCACATACTCCCGCATAGACGCTACTGCACACCGCACTGTCGTTTGTGCCTGCAAGCAGATCAAATTGCGCACCACCTCGTGTTGTTAATGCCCAGTCGCGATAAGTCTCAATGCCGTAGCCATCTACGGTGATGACTTCAATACGTTTCTCGGCTCGTCGCGGATCGTGAGTCGACGGAAAGAACGTTGAATTACCACGACGTGAGCATTCAGCAACCATCCTTTCCCATTCTGCTACACGGCGAATTTCTTCTGGCCAGCGCTGAAAGATTTCCGCCAGTTCAGATTTACGGGCATGGATGCAGGGCATGCATCCGACACGGCTACAGCCCTGCAGATAGAGCGGATTAGGTTTGATGCCATGACGTTTGGCAATGGCGAACACATCTTCATGCTGCCAGTTGAGGATCGGGCGATAAACATGAAGGCCAGGAGTATTATCCGCATCTTCCTCCCAGTCCGGAAGCAATGCACGCGCTGGCGATTCCTGCGCCCTCACTCCCTGCCAGCTGATAACCTCGTCATATTCATCTAATGCAGGAACAATCACCTGAGTACGTACAGGCTCATGCTTCAAATCAAATGTGCAGAAACGAGCCTTTGTGGACGGGAATCGCCCTTTCCACATGCACAAGTCAAGAAACGGATTGCCAGTTGGTTTAAGAATTTCTAGTGCGCGATGGATACGTTCTGCGGCCTCATCAGGAGACATGCCGCATTCCTCAACCAAAGAAACAGGCCATTTTTCAGCAATGAATTTACGCTTGCCTTCAATCTGGCGAGTGAAATCCGCTTTTACACGAATAA